CAAATTGCTCAATCAACATTTATTGGTGATCCTAAAACATATATTACTACAGTAGGATTATATAATGATTCGCAAGAATTATTAGCAGTTGCAAAATTAAGCAAACCACTACTTAAATCATTCCAGAGAGAAGCATTGATTAGAGTTAAGTTAGATTATTAAAAAATAACAGTAATTTAGCCCCGTTATATTTATATGTATAACGGGGTTTTTACTAGCCATGGCAGAATCAAAAATACAAGAACAAGATACGTACGCAGGAGTAATTCCAACAGTCTTTAAAAAGATTGATGCGTCTGATGTAAAAGTCAATCCATTTCAGACATATAAATCTTGGTCTGTAATATCAGGTAGTGAAACATCTAGTGCATTACCACTTCAAGCAATATATTCAGATATAAACATATTACCTATACTTGGAACTACATTAACTTATAATGATGCAGCAAATATTGATGGTTCTTTACAAACAATAACATATTTTTCTGTTAATCATTCATATTACAAGTATAAAACTCAACCAGCAAATACATTTGGTCCAACCGATTTAACTCGTACTAAAAAATATTTATACCAATCAGCATCTATACTTTCATTTCCGCAAATAAGAATTGGAGAAGGAATTAAACCTGCATCATTTACAATGACAGCTAGTTATTACTCTGGAAGCGTATATGGAGCTGCATATTATGGTACTAGTTCATATGCTACAACAATACCTTTATATATTAAATCAGATCGATATGGAAATTTAATTAATGCATCTTTTAACACTGCATCAATTATTTCTGATGCTAAATGGTATGAAGGTTTTAATGAATATTTTGATACTAGTAGAATTTCATATGAATCTTCTGGCGTTACGTATATACCTGGTGTATTAACAACTACAGGTTATCAAGGTCCATATGGTTATGCTGCTAAATTTAGTAATGGATATATTAAAACTAATTTAGATGGATTATATGATAGAAATAATAATTATGCAATTTCGTTTTTTATATCAGCATCTAATACCGGAACGAATAAAATTATTGCAACTAAAACATCTAGTTCATTAACTCCACAATATCCTTTTAAAATAGAATTGAGTGGAAGTAATCAAATTGTATTTTCTGCTGCTGGTAGTACTACGTTTAAAACACAAATTACATCATCTGCAACAGTTTCATCATGGACACATGTTACTTGTCAAAAATCTGGTAGTTTTATACAAATTTGGATTAATGGAACGTTACATGCATCTGCTAGTAATAACTTATTAATTGATACTAACTCGCCATTTACATCATCAGCTCGTATTGATAATACATCACTATTATATGTTGGTGGTTTTGAATCTAGTTCTAATTTATCTGGTGTTTTAGATGAAATTAGAATTTATAATAAATCATTAACATCAACTCAGATTGGATATTTAGCAGATCGCAGTGAAGGCGGTTCTTTTATGCAAACTAATCACGTAGGGAATGTTTTTTCAAAACAAGGCATCGTTGTAATATCTACTCCAGATTATAGATTTAATGACATACTTAATGCTCCGTATACTGCATCATATCGCAGTACAAAAACTATACACGAATTAGGCGTTGTAGCAAAAATTGATTCTGGAGATTTTAATGTTTCATCAAATTTATCATTAACAGCAGATGATGATAAAACTTTTAAAACATTTGCTACTAGCAGTACATTTGCTCCGTATATTACTACAGTAGGTTTATATGATGATTCTGGGCAATTATTAGCAATAGGTAAATTAGCACAGCCTGTTAGAAAGCGTGCAGATGTGGATATGAATTTTTTAATTAGAATTGATTTGGATAAAAATATATCATGATACGTTTAAAACAACTTTTACGAGAATTATCTGAAAATGAAATTGATCGTTTATTAGATAAAATACGCAACAAAGAATTTCGTTTTATAGGAAGCGGAGATAATGCTCGAGTGTATGAAATAGATGGCGAAGATAAAGTTTTTAAAGTAACTACAGAACGAGATGAATTTGAAGTTGCTAAAATAATTGTTGGGCGTTGGTCTGAATTTACTACATTTATTCCGGTTTATTATGTGAATGAACGAGAACATATGTTTATAGTAGCAAATGCAGAACCATTACCAGATTCTGACAGACAAATGATTGATGAATTTATGAAACGTTATGGAAATTATGCACGACAAGAAGGTGGAGAAGTTTCAATATTTGATTTTTTAGATACAGATGGTGCTAGAAATACAAACGCAAAACTAGTTAATTTTTTACGAGCATTACAAAGAAATGTTGATAAAATCAATATACCAGAATTTGATTTAGATTTAGATTTTAGATCCGATAATTTAATGATATGGAATGGAAAGATGGTACTTGTTGATTGGTAATTTATTACTTTATATATTTATAAAAAAGGACTTAAAAATGGAGATTAGAAAAAATGGCAATCGGTTTGATTGGATGCTACCGACAATGCATGCATCTGAAACAACATCTACTACAAAATCATATAATAATTGGATTAAAGCATATAAGGGCAAACAAATAAAAGCTTGGTGGACGCGTTATGCCGGATGTATACCATTTGTAAAAATAGATTCAGATGGTTGGCCTGATTATAACAGCGATGGAAGTTTAGATTTAGGAACTGGGAAAATATGGCACAATGTGTTATTTTATTATAAAGATCCTGCAAATGGTGAATTATTAGACGGAAAAGTAAAAGACATTTATTGTATATATGATACAGCACAAATGGATAAATTTGACGGAATTATTGGTTCATATCTTTTAGTTTCCACAGAATCAGGTGATGCATTTGTTGATTCTAGAACTGTTAGTATATTTTAAAAGTTTAAATTAAACATGAAATTATTAGAACAAATAATAAAAAAATACTTATTTGAAAGCAAATCGCTGTTGAAAGAAGCTAAATTCAAATTATCATATGTAAATCGTTTGCCGGCTCGCGTACGAAATTCTGTATCATCTATAGCTCCACAAGCAGTAAAAGGATTTCAATTACTGTCCGAAGGTGAAGTACAATTTAATAATTACAGTACTACTTCCGGAGCCGGAATGGATTTCGGCCGATGGTTATCTAGATCATCTCAACTAGAATTATATCAGTCTGGTAATGAACAAGATATTAGCTTAAAATCAGATGCAGCATCAAAAACTCTTTATGATGAAATTGGAAAGTATGCAAATGGTTATTTTTTTGTATTTGGTAAAGATACTGCAGAAACTAGTAAAGAAAAACGTACTGCTAGAAAAATGCGAAAAGTTGCAGCTGCTGATGATGTAATTAGTATGAATAAAATTTATAAACCAAATGATGTTGTACAATATAAAAATGCATTTAATGTATTAATTTTTCCAATTGGTAATATAAAATCTATAGTTGAAAATGTAAATATTGATAAAATTGCAATAAATGCATGGAAATATCCATCTTCTAAAGGAACCGAATTTGAAACTCCTAATTCACCTGGCCAGGCTTTAACAAACGATTTTGCTAATACCGTGTTTGGTAATAGTCCATTTGTATTTAGTGGAGGGTTAGGCTATCAATTAGAATTATATAAACAACTATTGCCAATTGCTAGGGAAATGAAAAACACACCTCAGCCTGGTGCTGCGGCATCGAGAGATGCTGATATTGATGAAGCTATCGAATTAATGGAATCTTTTATTAATGATTGGCCAGATTGGAATAAATTAGATAAAAATTTATCTCCCGGTGTTAAATTAGATGCTGGTAGCGTATATGTAATGGGAGATGCTGAATTAATTAAAACATCAGAGGCTCAAGCTTGGGATGCAACTGATTCAAAGCTAGCAGACAAACTTCAAGATGAATTTTATGGTGCTGCAGAACGAGAATCAGATGCTGCAGCTCAAGCTCAACAAGGTTGGATTGATGCAGTAGATCAAGAATACGAATATAATGGCGTTAAATATATTTTTAATGGAAAATGGAATAAAGAAACTAATACACCAGTTGAAGGCATTGTTACTGATGGTTCTGGAGAAGAAATATTTAATGGCGTATGGGATGAAAATGGTGTATTTAAAACCGGTTCAGGATTATGGCGAGGTTCAATAAGTATATGGAATGGAGTAATCATTAATGGAAAACCAAATGGGTACGGTACGCTTACATATGATACTGGATATGTCTTTACTGGAAATGTGAAATCTGATGACACTGGAGTTAAATTAAAGAAAGGTAAAATAGTATTTGGAAATTTTACAAATTACGAAACATCACCATATTATTTCTTTAATGGTACATTTAGTGATAACAAAGTCGATATTGGCGTTTTGCAAGAATCTTGGAAATCTACCGATCCAAATCATGATCCTAATAAATTAGAATATTTTGATGGTAATATATCCGGCGGAAAATGGACGACAGGTGATTGGCATATACATTTAATGGAAAATGGAACAAGCGTTACATATGTATTTTCAGGTACATTTAGTGATAATAAACCATATAATGGTACTATAACTAAAGATGGTGTTGATTTCGGTAAATATGAAAATAAAATATACGTAAAAATTTAATTTTTTATAAAAAGTTATGAAAAAAAATCACTTTCATAGTGCAGGAAATTCTAAACGAGCAGCTGCACTTAAATATGGTTATAAATCGGGACTAGAACACGTCGTAGCAGAATGGATAAAAACTACCGAATATGATTTGAAATATGAAACAGAAACCGTAAATTATATAGTACCAGAGCGTAAAGCAAAATATACGCCTGACTTCGTATTTACTAAACGTAATGGACATTTAATGTTTGTTGAAACAAAAGGACGATGGACTACAGCAGATCGTACTAAAATGAAACATGTGCTACAATCAAATCCTGGTATTGACATTCGAATGGTATTTCAAAATCCTAATCAACGTTTGTCAAAAACAAGCAAAACTACATATGCTGAATTTGCATTAAAACTGGGAATAACTCATGTTGCAAAAAAAGATATACCTGCAGAATGGTTGGCAGAATGTGTAAAATCCGGCGAAAGTCCGCATGAAGTAAAAAAGTTTTTCTAAATTGGTTTGATTTTACAATAAAAAATAATATATTCATGATAATTAATGAAATTTATTTAATTAATAGATTGAATGTAATGTTAATGTAATGAAATCATTAGATCAGTAATGTTAATGTATGTATCTAATTAATATTATATTAATAATTAATTATTTATTGGATTCCTTACAGTAATTCTTTATTATAAAGTATATGAAGAATTTAAAGTTACTTCAATTATTGGAATCTGTTTTAGGTAAAGGTAAGCCAACCTCTGGAGGTAACATTTCATTTTTCTCACCTTTTCAATCACATTACAAACCTAAATTAGAAATACGTTCTACACCTGATGAACATGGTAACTATACATGGCACTGTTGGATTAGTGATAAAAAAGGTAAAAGTATTCAAACTTTATTTAAGCAATTAAATTTACCTAAAGAACGATTTGAACAACTTAATCGCATAATTGAATTAGCAAAATATCGTGTTGATATTAAAGAAACGAAAACAAATCAAACAATTCAACTGCCGGCAGAATATGCACCACTTTGGATAAAAAAATCAACACCTGATTATCGCAATGCAATTCACTATTTAACACAACGAGGCATAACTGTTTTTGATATTTTAAAATATAGAATTGGATATTGTGAACGAGGTGAATATTCTGGCAAGATAATTATTCCTAGTTATGATCGTGATGGTCAACTAAATTATTTTGTAAGTAGAGCATTTTACAAAGCTGACAAACAAAAACATAAAAATCCTAAAATATCTAAAGACATAATTGGTTTTGAAATGACTATCAATTGGTCACAACCCATTATACTTTGTGAAGGTTCATTTGATGCAATTGCAGTTAAACGCAATGCAATACCTTTATTTGGAAAAATCATACAACCAGCATTGCAGAAGAAAATTATTGAAGAACGAGTACGAAACATTTATATTTGTTTAGATGCAGATGCTTTGAAAAATGCATTAACAATTGCAGAACGATTCATGGCAGAAGGCCTCAATGTTTACTTTGTTGAATTACAAGATCAAGATGCATCAGAATTAGGATTTGAAAAAATTACAGAAATTATAGAAAATACTGACTTATTAACATTTGAACGTGTTATGGAGTTAAGAATGGGAATGATATGGACATAAAACGCATTGACACTGGAATTGAAATGATTGACAAAATATTTCACATTTCAGACGTACATATTCGTACTTTAAAAAGACATAGAGAATATCGACAAGTATTTGAAAATTTGTTTAATTACATAGAAACTCATTGCACCGGAAATAGTGTAGCAGTTGTTACTGGAGATATTGTGCATAGCAAATTAGATATGTCTCCAGAATTAGTACAAATGCTAGTTGATTTTTTTAATGGATTTAAAATACCTACCGTTGTTATTCTAGGTAATCATGACATGAACTTAAACAATATGCATCGAGTTGATGCTGTAAGTCCGGTATTAGATGTTATACAAAATCCTAATATTCATTTTGTAAAAGACAATGGACTTTTTGAATTAGGAGGATGTGTTTGGAATCATATGGCTGTTGATAAAACACCTGCAGAATACGTTAGAGCTAAAGATTTTAATGCAACATATAAAATTGCACTCCACCATGGAGCTGTACATACTGCTAAAACGGATATTGGTTATCAAATATCAAATGAACATGTAACAACTGAATTATTTCAAGGACATGATATTACATTGTTAGGAGATATTCATAAACCAGCTCAATTTTTAGATGCAGAACGAACAATTGCATATCCTGGATCTTTAATTCAACAGAATCATGGAGAAGCATTAGATCATGGAATACTTGTTTGGGATTTAAAAACACGTACTGCTGAATTTGCACAAATCGATAATGATTATGGTTATGTTACAATAGAAATTGATAAAAATCAAATTGTATCACATCCACATCGTATGCCATATAAACCTAGGATTCGTATTAAATTTAATGAAACGAGTGCTGCGGATATGAAAAAACTTATTGCAACAATTCGTAAAAAATATGATGTGCAAGACATTACTATTCAACGAACTATTGCAACTAATCAAACTAATACAGCAACACCATTAGCTATCGGAAATGTTAGAGATGTTGAATATCAAAATGTACTTCTTTCTGATTACATTGATAATCATTTTCCTCAAGCAACTGCACAAGAAGTTGATGCAATTCGACATATTAATCGAACAATTAATTCCAAACTACCAGCAGTAGAATCAATCCGTCATGTAACATGGCACCCTATTTCTTTTGAATTTGATAACATGTTTTCATATGGAGAAGGTAATTTTTTAAATTTTGAAAACTTAGCAGATGTTTGCGGATTATTTGCTGCAAATACTTCCGGAAAATCTAGTTTGCTTGATGCAATTACTTATACTATTTTTGATAAATGTAGTAAAACAGGAAAAGCAAATGAAGTTTTATTT